GAATGGGTTTGGTGTAATGGTATACTAAAGGAAACTGAAGTTGCTAAATATAAAAAGATAATGAGTGACGCAAGTCGCCGTGATGTAGAGGCAAAAACGCTCCAAGTTTTTGAGCATTTCCTCTCAAATCTTTGATTCTATAAATAATTCATATCACTATACGGAAAATTATTAAGGTAAACTCTAATGTCAGATAAACTTAACGAAAAATTTGAAGAGTTTGCTACCGAGCAAAAAGTGACTATCGTGGAAGGCGACCCTATGCCGACTGTTTCCGCAAACGTCATACCAGGCACAGGTAGCGAACCATCTCAAGTTTCTGATGCACAGACATCAAATGGTACAGGAAAAGATCCTGCACCTAAAGTTGATGCTGGTCAATCATATGGACAATCTGCTCCTGCAGATTTAGGTGGCACATCCACAACTCCTAATGAGCATGATGATGATGGAGAAGACAATCCAGGTGCTAAGGCAGCCGCTCCTGTAGGAGACAAGGCAGCACAAAGCGATGGGTCTGCTCAAACATCTAACATTAGTGATGCTGGTGATATGGGTAAACAACCTACAGTTGGTGCTGATGCAGCATACGGAACTGGAACAGGTTCTCAGGTTACATATCCAATCAAACCATCATACGAAGACCTTGATGTCTCCGATGATGTCAACGCCCTATTAGAGGGAACAGAACTCTCAAAAGAGTTTGCCGAGAAAGCAAAGACTATCTTTGAAGCAGCAATCAAGGCAAAACTTTCTGAAGAGTACGACAAGCTTGTAGAACACTTTGCTACAGAACTCGAAAAGCAAGTAGATACTGCTAAGGCAGAACTTTCCGAGGAAGTAAATGGCACAGTAAACTACGCCATAGGTCAATGGATGGAGCAAAATCAAGTTGCTGTTGACCGTGGAATAAGAAATGAGATCACCGAAGACTTCATTGCGGGTCTTAAGGGTCTCTTTGAGGAGCACTACATTTCTATCCCAGATGATAAAGTTGATGTGGTAGAAGGTATGGCTGACTCTATTCGTGAGATGGAAGCTAAGCTTGACGAACAGGTCAAAGCTAATGTGAAATTACAATCCCGTCTAAATGAGACTGCAAAAATAAATGTCGTGAACCAAGTTTCCGACGGATTGGCAGATACTCAAAAGGACAAACTCGCTGCTCTCGCTGAGGGTGTTGAGTTTACAACTGAGGAGGAGTTCTCTAAGAAAGTGAAAACTATCAAAGAGTCTTACTTCACAGAAAAAACTGTAACCCAAAGTGAAGTTGCAGACGAAACTCCAGTAGAAGGAGCATCAGATAAGGATATCAGTCCAGCAATGGCACAATACCTTGATGCTATGAACCGCTGGAACTCATAATATAAACCTATTTTTTCTTAACAAGAGCAAATGTTTAACTCAAAAGCTCTAACAGAAAAGTGGTCACCTGTTCTAAGTCATGAAGGTGCTGGCACCATCAAAGACAATTATAGAAAAGCTGTTACCGCTGTTTTGTTAGAAAATACAGAGGCTACATTAAGAGAAGAGCGTGGAATGATCAATGAAGCATCCAACACAGTTGGTGCCATTGGTGCAGACGGTCTCTCTGGATCTGGTCTTACAACAAAAACAGGTGGTCTAGCTGGTTTCGATCCAGTGATGATTAGCCTCATCCGTCGTGCTATGCCAAACCTAGTAGCATACGACATCTGTGGTGTACAACCAATGAGCGGTCCTACAGGACTAATCTTTGCAATGAAGTCACACTATCAGCAAAATGGATCTGCACTAAGAGCTGGAGACGAAGCACTCTTCAACGAACCAGATCCTAACTTCTCTGGTAACACACAAGGACCTGCTGCATTCAACGACCCTGCATCTCCTCTTGGAGACGGTGGTACAACTGATGCTAACCCAGGTTTACTTAACGATGCTACTGGTGGTGGTACAACTGCTGGTAACTACGAGCGTACCGCTGGTAATATCGCTAGAGAAGACGCTGAAGTTCTAGGTTCTGGATCTACTCTCTTCAACGAGATGAGCTTCAGTATAGAGAAGACTTCTGTTACTGCTAAAACAAGAGCACTAAAGGCAGAGTACACTCTAGAACTAGCACAAGACTTGAAAGCAATTCACGGTCTTGATGCAGAGCAGGAACTTGCTAACTTACTATCAAGTGAGATCCTTGCTGAAATCAACCGTGAGGTTGTTAGAACTGTATATACAGTTGCTAAGTCAGGTGCACAAAACAACGTTGCAAACGCTGGTGTATTTGATCTAGACGTAGATAGTAATGGAAGATGGTCAGTTGAGAAATTCAAAGGACTTATGTTCCAAATCGAAAGAGATGCAAACGCAATCGCACAGCAAACTCGTAGAGGAAAGGGTAACTTTATCCTAACATCTGCTGATGTTGCAAGTGCCCTTGCTATGTCTGGTACTCTAGACTACTCTTCTGGTTTAACAGGTGCTGGTGGTCCTTCAATTGGTGAAGTAGACGACACAGGTAACCTTTTAGTTGGTACAATGAATGGTCGCATTAAAGTTTATGTTGATCCTTATTCAGCAAACGTATCTAATACACACTACTATGTTGTAGGATACAAAGGTACATCACCTTATGATGCTGGATTATTCTATTGTCCATATGTTCCCCTACAGATGTTAAGAAGCATCGACCCATCTACCTTCCAGCCCAAGATTGGCTTCAAGACTAGATACGGTATGGTTGCTAACCCATTTGTACTTAACGGAAGCACTCCTGATGCTGAAGCTCTTACACACGGTAAGAACCAGTACTACAGAAGAGTTAGAGTAGCAAATCTAACATAATTGTGGAAAACTTCCTAACAATGTTAGGAAACACAGACAGGGATCCTACGGGATCCCTTTTTTTATGCTTAAATAGTAGTGTAGAAACATAGTAACGACATGAACGGTAGACTCGATAAAGTCGCCATGACCAATAGGCTCATGCAACTCAAGAGAGAACTGCATTACAAATGTGAAATTGGAGAAAAAGGCAAATGGGAATGTATAGGTGCTAACGAGTATCTAAACAAATCTCTTGATATTCTAGATGAATATTGGCAATGAACAAATTCTCTGTTATAATAAAAATTACTAAAATACAATCATGGTCTTATCTCAGTACGGTAGAGATTTAATCTCTAAAAAAACAAAACAAAAATCTCCAACTATTACAACCAAGAAACAAACAATGGTTAGTAAAGAAGAAGTTAGTGAGATGATAGATTTTGCTATCAACCAACACAATAGAAACGCTGGTCAAATTAGCATGGTACTTGGATTTACATTCATGGCACTGTTCGCCGATGGTTTGTTTAGAACTCTAGGACTGATACCTCCTTTCTTAGGTATTGACGTAAGTATTGTACAAGACGTAGTAGAGGCAATAAAAGAACAGGTAACAACTCAACTATAAATAATAGGTAGTCGAGATATTAACATGCCTTTAGGCGGAGCAGATTGGTACAAAGAACAACCAACCAATAGGAATTTTTTAAACCCTATTGGTTTTATCCTTAAACTAGAAAAGTTTGAAGGAGTGGATTTCTTTTGTCAATCAGCAAACCTCCCTGACATTAACATGCCTACAACACAGGTAGCAAGTCAATTTAGAAACTTGCCTATCATACCTGGTGGAGGAGTAGAGTTTGGTGATCTATCAGTAACCTTTATTGTAGATGAAGATTTAAAAAACTATAACAGTATATACAAATGGATGCGTGATAATGGTAACGCAGATCAGATGGCACGTGAGACACCAGAGAAAGATATATTTACCAATGGACAATTACTGATAACTACCAGTCAATATAACCCTGCATTCGTAGTAGACTATCAGAATTTATTCCCTGTAGCACTGACAAATTTGCAATTTGATGCTACAATAGGAGATGTAGAATACATTACTGCTAACGTAACATTCAAACATCAGCAGTTCTTCCTACGTGATAAGACATTTAAGAAAATATGAATTTTGAATCTCTTCGTAATAAATTTCAAAAACTAAGAGAAGATTGGGCAGAAGATAGTCATGTAGACTTTCAATTTAAGAACAAAGAATATAGTGCTGACCTAGGGCAACTCGCATTAGACATCCCTTTTCAACATAATAAATACTTAAACCATTACACTGACATATCACAGATTAAGACTTCTTTAGAGTTTGAAATTCGTAAATTAGTAAAGGAAAAGCGTGAGTATTATTCTGGTGAAGCAGACGCTAAAACATATGCTGCTAAACCATTTGGATCTCATATAAAAACAACTGAGAAGATGAAGGTCTATCTAGAGTCTGATGATGAGATCATCAACCTAGAAGCAAAAATTAAGTATCTAGATCAGATGCTATATTTTTTAGATCAAGTTATGAAACAAATTTCAAACAGAGGTTTTCAAGTAAAGAGTGCCATTGAGTGGGAGAAATTTGTTAATGGACAGTGATGACACATCTTACAGTAAAGAAAAAGAATGAGGTTTATATAACCATTCATTCTGATGAGGAGTACGTCCATAGAGAATTAGCGGACTACTTCACATTTGAAGTTCCAGAAGCAAAGTATTTAAAAAAGAATCCCAGATACAAATACTGGGATGGAACCATACGTCTATACTCCCCTGCTACAGGAGATTTGTATCATGGGTTGTTAGATCATCTACAGGTATGGGCAGCAGAGAAACAATATATTGTAGAGTATGAAAAGAATGATTGGTATGGAGACATAAGTCAAGACAATAAATTAGTCTCATTACCAGCAGTAAAACAATACATGAAAAAAATCTCTAAGATAGAACCTAGAGATTATCAATACCATGCGGTGTATGAAGCAATAAAGAACAATCGTAAGCTACTTCTTTCTCCTACGGGATCTGGCAAATCCCTCATGATCTACTCCATAGTCAGATACTATACTGCCACCGCAAAGAAGATACTTATAGTCGTCCCAACTACATCCCTCGTTGAGCAGATGGTCAATGATTTTATTTCT